GACAGATATTTGGATCAGCTACATATGATCGTATCGCTATGAAAGGTGATGGGTCCTTTACTGCAGACGAGTGGGCTGATTGGTTAACTGACAGAGGCAAAAGAAGATTTAAATTATTTGGTAAAGATTTTGAAGATGGTTTTATTACAGGTAGAAAATTTAAATACGATACAGGTAAAGCAAAAGGAACTCCTCATTTGATGAACAAAGAAATGACTGTGCCTATAGAGGAACTTTTTGATGCTAATATTGCACAGTTCGATAGAGCGGGAGAACTTACTGGAGGAATATTATTTGCTGCAAAACAAGCAGGAGTTAAAATGCCAGGACGTTTGCTTGCAGATATGGTAAAAGATAATCCTGTTAATAGAATTAGAGTGAGGGAACTAGGTGTACCTCAAGATATAGTTAACAAGGCAGAAAATTCTTTAAGAACATCTATATCAAGGGTAGCTGATATGGAAAGATCTCTTGAAAGAGTAGTAAATGTAAACCCAGCAATGAGTAGAACAGAAAAGTTAGCTGAATTACGAGAATCAGGTTTAGAGGTTAGTGATATGAAAAACAATCTTAAACAATTAAGAAATGAAATGAGAGCTTTAAATTCAGCAATAAGAGATGGAAATACAGATGCTGTTTCAGATGCTAATCATAGAGTTGCTGCTTTGTTTAAACAAATAAAAGATGGAATGCCAAACGATAAAAAAATTGCAATCAATCAAATGCAAGGTGAGATTGATGACATAGTTGCACAAATTAAAAATGTCGATCCACCAAAATTCCAAAGTCAATCAGGGTATACATATCCAGGAGGACAAAATTATAGAGAAGCTGTTTTTGTTTTAGATGAAGCAATACCAAGAAACATAAAAGGAGGCAGAAGAGCAAACCCTCATTATGATGGTAAAGAATATGATAACCCACTTGCTCATTTACGTTGGGATACACGTACAACATCTGATGGCAAAAAAGCTTTTTTAATTCATGAAATACAATCTGACACTAACCAAGGTATAAGTAAATTTTTAAGAGATCAAAAGGCAGATCCTTTTAATACGTCACTTAGACAAAACCCTTATCAGAATGAAAAAATTTTAGACTTTTTATTTAAGGCTAGAAAAAATCTAAGTGATGAAATTTTAAGTGGTAAATTGAGTGCAACACGAATGGAACTTAATGCAAAAAAATTGAAAGACATCGATGAAGTTATAAAGAATACCATGAAATCTCCAGATGCAAGATACGGAAGTGCTGGAAGAGTAGAAACTGATTATGGTGGTTCAATTACCGGTGTCGATTATTTTCCTTTACTTGACAGATCTTCTCAAGCAAAAGTTGCTTTAAGTTATTTAACTAATCTAGCTGCAAAAGAAGGTGTAGATTATGTAGCTGTGGCTCCAGTTAATTTAATGATGAGAGGTATAGGAAAATCGTCAAGTGGCATACCTAATACAAAATCTTATCAAGAAGCCTATGGATATTTTAGAGGTAACAAAACACCTGGATCTAAATCACCAGCAGTTATTCCATCACTTATGAAAAAAATAGCCAAAGACTTTGATACCAAAGCAGGTCCCATAAAAGTTTCAAAATCAGATCCAACAAAACCCTACAAAAGAATAGATAAAACTAAAATAGATATAATGGATGGAAATGAATACCAAGTAATAAACCACTCGGATAGTGCTAGTAAAAAAGCTAGAGGATACGAATTAATACCTGATAACGACCTTAGATTGTACACAGACGTTTTTTCTGTTAAAGTATCACCTAACATGATAAACCCACAAAAGATCTACAAAAAAGAAGGTGGATTTATAAGTAAATATAATTAAGGATAAAAATGGCTGTAGAAAAACAAGAACCCCAAACAGAAGATATTTTAGAAGAAACTGAAGTAGAAACATTACCTAGTGATGAAGTTGATGTGTCTGTTGAGGGTGAAGAAATGCCAGAGGAAAGACCTGAAGACGATTTTAACGCAAACTTAGCTGAGTCCATGGATGAGAGAACTCTCAAAGACATGGCGATGGAACTAATTCAAGAATACAAAAAAGATAAGACTTCAAGAAAAGAATGGGAAGATGCTTACATAAAAGGATTAGATTTATTAGGAACTAAATATCAGGAAGTAACAAAACCATTCAAAGGAGCTTCCGGTGTCACGCATCCATTGTTAGCTGAGTCTGTTACACAATTCCAAGCACAAGCATACAAAGAGCTAGTGCCATCTGATGGTCCTGTACGGACACAAGTTGTAGGCTTAGTAACACCGGCCACCGAACAACAAGCAGACAGAGTAAAAGATTATATGAATTACCTGCTGATGGAGGAGATGGAAGACTACACAACTGACATGGATCAGATGTTATTTTATTTACCACTATCAGGATCTACATTTAAAAAAATATATTTTGATGCAATGCTAGACAGACCCGTTTCAAAATTTGTGCCAGCTGAAGATTTGGTTGTGCCATATTTTGCGTCAGATTTAAAAGATTGTGAAAGAATTACTCATGTCATTAAGATGACTCAAAACGAAGTTACTAAAAAAATGGCAGCAGGTTTTTATAGAGATATAGAATTAATTGAATCTAATACAGAACCTGATGATGTTCAGAAAAAACTAAATCAGTTAGAAGGAATCAAAAGAACTGGTGATGATTACTTGCACACAATATTAGAAATGCATGTTGATTTAAATTTAGATGACTATGAAAATTTTGATGACAGAGCAAAAAAAATAAAAATTCCATACATTGTTACTATTGATGAAGGATCAGGAGAGATATTATCGATTTATCGAAACTATAGACCTGGAGACCTTGGTTACTCCAGAATAGAATACTTTGTTCATTACAAGTTCCTTCCAGGATTAGGTTTCTATGGTTTTGGTTTAACTCATATGATTGGTGGACTGTCTCAGGCAGCCACTCAATCATTGAGACAGTTGATTGATGCAGGGACTTTAAAAAATTTACCTGCAGGATTTAAGTCTAGAGGTATTAGAGTACGTGATGATGACCAACCTATACAACCTGGAGAGTTCAGAGATGTTGATGCACCAGGTGGAAACATCAGAGATCAGTTTTTTAACTTACCATTTACAGAACCATCAGTAACTTTATACAATCTTTTAGGTTTTGTTGTACAAGCAGGACAAAAATTTGCTGCGATTACAGATTCAAATGTTGGTAATGACTTACAAAACAGAGCCGTAGGTACAACAGTTGCTCTTATGGAGCGTGGTTCACGTGTAATGAGTGGTGTTCACAAGCGTTGTTACTACGCAATGAGGTTAGAATTTAAAATTTTAGCAAGAATTTGTGGAGAATCACTGCCACCAGAGTATCCGTATGACGTTTATGGTGGCCCAAGACAAATCAAAGCTGCAGATTTTGATAACAGAGTAGATATTTTACCTGTTGCAGACCCAAATATCATGTCGATGGCGCAAAGAGTGATGTTAGCACAGAATCAATTGCAAATTGCACAGTCAAATCCACAAATGCATAACCTACATGAGGCTTACAGAAGGGTTTATGAAGCGTTGGGGACAAAACAAATAGAAGCAATTCTAAAACCACCGCCAAAACAACCTGAACCAATGGATCCTGCTAAAGAAAATGCACGAGCTTTGCAGATGAAGTTACTTACAGTGTTTGAATTTCAAGATCATGATGCACATTTAGCTGCACACATGGCATTTATGCAATCAAGAATGGTTCAAATCAATCCACAAGTGTATGCTTTGTTACAATCACACATATCTGATCACGTTTCATTCAAAGCTAAAGCAGAAGTTAAAGCAATGATGATGCAAGACCAAAGAATGATGGCTCTTGCACAAGCAGATCCGGAACAATTTGAAATTGCATTTGAGGCTGAGGTGGCAAAAGCTGCTGCAAGGATAACACAAGAGCTTGTTCAAGGCGAAATGCAAACACAAGCAGGAAAACAAGATCCATTAGTAAGAATTAAACAACAAGAAATAGATTTAAGAGCTATGGATTTACAAAGAAAAGCAGAAGAGACTAGATTCAAAGCAGAACAAGAAAATATGCGTCAGGATGCTAAGCTTGGGTTTGAATATGATAGACTTAGACAGCAAGATGAGCAATCTGATGAAAGATTAGATGTAGCAAGACAAAAATTATCGCAAAAATGAGAAAAGGTTTAAGTGGAGGGAAAAAATATGGGCCACCGCCTAAGAAAGGACCTAATCCACAAGGAATAAAACTCAAAGATGCTAAAAAATTCTTACGAAAATCTCTCAAAAAAAAATAAACTACTTTGGCTATCAGGATTATTTGATGGTGAAGGAAGTTTTGGCCTTTGGTCTAAAGGAATAGGTAGAAAAAGAGTATTTGCAGCTACAATTGAGTGTTGTGATGAAGATATAATCCAAAGATTCCAGGATATGTTTGGAGGTGCCAAATTTAAGACAAAGAAAAAAGATAAAAGGTTCAAACAATTGTGGCGTTGGAGAGCACAGGGGGAAAGGGCTTACGATTGTGTCGATAAAATGATAGAATATATGTGTTTAAGAAGACAGGAGAAATACAATGTGGTTAAAAGCGATATCATTAGCCGTTAACGCAGGAAGTAAAATCTACGCTAACAAACAACGTACAAAAATGGCAATGTCTGATGCACAACTAATGCATGCAGAAAAGATGGCTCGAGGTGAGGAAGCTTACCAGGGAAAATTGCTAGAGGCCCGACAATCAGACTGGAAGGACGAGGCAGTTTTGATAATTCTCAGTTTGCCCGTGTTGGTGCTCGCCTGGGCAGTCATATCAGATGACCCGACTGCTATGGACAAGGTAAAATTATTTTTCGAGATGTTCTCGCAGCTCCCTTCATGGTTCACAAATCTTTGGATCCTTGTCGTAGCTTCGATATATGGAATCAAAGGAACACAAATTTTCAGGAATGGTAAGAAGTGAGAAAAAAAATAAAAAAAGTAATTAAGGGTTTACAGAAAGCATCTAAGACACATGCTAAACAAGCAGGTGTTTTGAAAAAAGTTTTAAAGGTAAAAAAATTTAGAGGTGGAGGTATGGATGCCTCTAAATCAGACTTTAGTCCAAACCAAGGAGCTGTAACTTCTGATGCGGGATTTGAGAATACAAGTAAATCAAAAGTAAGTTCAAATGTTGGAGGCGGTGGTGGAGGCGGAACCAAAAAACCACCGAAGACAAAAACTGGTGGTGGAGGTGGAAACACAGATGTACCTTTCAAAGCACCATTACCAACTGTAGGTCTTATTAGTGGAGCAATAAATTTAGGTGCTTATGCTAACTACAAAGGCAGACAAAGATATTCAAAGAAAAAAGGATTGTATAGAGATCACTACAAAACTACAGGAACAGTTTTACAACCAAACTCACCTAAAGGTAAAGAATATTTAAAAGATGCAGGCTATGGAAAAACAACACCAGTAGTAGCTGATAACAATGGTGGGGGACCAAAAAAACCTATTTTACCAATTCCTCAAGCAGCATCTGTAAATGAACCCTTAGATAGTGTAGACTCAGCTTATAAGAAACCAACTGTTGTAGATGGTGTTTTTAATTATTCAGTTGGATTTAAAAAAGGTGGTATGCTAAGACAAGGTAAACCAAAATTAGCAAAGAAAGGTTGGAAGTAATGACAAAACTATGTCCAAGAGGTAAAGCGGCAGCGAAGCGAAAATTCAAGGTATATCCTAGTGCATACGCGAACGCATATGCTAGTAAAATTTGTGCGGGTAAAATAAAAGATCCATCAGGAAAGAAAAGAAAAGATTGGGGACCAAAACCAGCAGGTAAAGTTGCTGGAGGTATAGCTGTAAGAATAGGTAAAGCCGGTGCTAAATATTTAAAATCAAAAGAAGGTAGAGAAAAAGTTAAAAAAGTTATGGAAGGTCCACTTCCGAAAAAAACTGGAGAATTGTTAAAAAAATTTAAAAGTGCAATGACTAAAAAAAGAGCTGGCGGTATGACTACAACTAAAATGATGAGTGGAGGCTTCGGTATTTTTAGTAAAAAGAAAAAAGAAAAAGAAAAATCAATTCAAGAAAAAAATACTAGCAAGAAAAAAAAGAGACTTAGTGAATTAAAAAAAGAAATAGGTCTAAGAGAAGGTGGAATGGCTAGAGGTGGCGGAGCTGCTATTAAGGGAACAGATTTTAAAGGTGTTTTCTAATGTACAAGAGAGGCACTTGTTGGGAAGGTTATGTTCAAGCAGGAATGAAAAAAAAGGGAAACAAAATGGTT